GGTGTCGAGTGAAAACAATGCAGCATTCAGATTTGCTCCAAAGTTTGGCTGAAACGGTTTCTCACCGAGACTTGTCAACAGTAAATTCTTTACAGCTTGCTTTACGGCAGCAGCATCTTTCTGTTTATAAATGTCGCCAGACGGTCTTGGTGAAAACGTAAGATTGATATCAAGATAGTCCTTTGCACGACTTGATATTATCGACTTACTAAGATTGCCGTCTTCAATTGAAAATGCTTTTGTTGCCATTTAAAATTCCTTTGAAGTATTTATAGTAATTCTACAAGTTCGCCGTTTGTTTGTACAACGTTATTGTATCTTGTTTCAATCTTATTATCAAATACAACTTCCCATAGAGGTGTAACTTCAGGCATGATCATAATAATCTGTGCATTAAGTTCACCAGATGGATCATACGTGTCATAGTCTAGGATCATTTTTTCAAAATCCATGTAGTCTTTAATATGCATCGCAAGATCAAAGGTTGCTTTGAGAGGAATTAAACCGTTACGATCTCTAAGTTCATATGCGACAGCTCTACCCTTTGTCATTAGATCGTTAATGCTGTCAACTGCCACATCTGTTTTAGGATTAGAGAATCCTTCTACGACAATAATTGAATTACGATTCTTTCGATCAAGATGTTGCTGTACGGAACTCATAAAGTTGGCATGTAAATAGAGATTCTTTGCAATACGAACTCTTTCAGTTTCGTCTGTAATATGATTCATTGTCGTAGGATCGCCGTGTCCACCGAGGAAAGTGCCAACCTTTATACCCTTTGCAAGAGGTGTCTTTGCATCAATTACACCTTGTGCAACTAAATTCAGTTCTGGATTATATTGCTGTGAAGGCGTAAGTACTTTTGTTTTGATTTGATTATTTGTAAATGTAATCTTTTGTGTGATATCTGTACCAGGAAACTCTTCACCGATCACGCGCTTTGGCGAACCATCTGTGTTTTCAATTCTACCGATCTCAAATCCTTCTGGCTTTTGTTGTATTACAGTGGCACTCAATATACCTTCTGCCTGACAACGACCGATAAATTCTGAGTTACGTGCAGTGCTCGGATCACGAAGCTTTGATCTCACTTCTCTTGTTGTTAATCTTGTAGTTGATACACCTGCATATGATACTGTTTTATCAATTTCATCTCGAATTACATTGCCGACATCGATTGCGACAGAACGATAGCCATATCCACTCTTCTGAAGATAATCATTCAACCATGTTGCATCAGGTCCAGGCGCAGGAAACGATGTGCGAACAGAGGTATTCGTAGCAGTATTTGTATGTGTACCAGCAGAACCACCTGCACCGATTGCGCCAGCTGTTCCAGCACTACCAGCTTGAGTGGCAGTCTTTGCGTTACCTTCAAGTGATCCATGGAATGTTGGAGCTGTGACACCTTCGGTAAATGTTGCTGATGTGCCGTAGTAGTTCTTACCATAGTGGAATACATTATCACCACCGATCATACCTGTGGTCGACTGTACCACCATGTCTGTTGCAGCAATGTTTGCATTCTTTGTTGAGATTGACAGCTCGTCTTTTGATGTAATGATAGTATCATCATCTACAAAGAGGTTGTAATCTTTCTCAACTCGAGTTGTCATATTTCCTTTTGTGATTACGTTATTATCGCTTAAATACGTATCAGTGACAACACCGTTTACAAAAGATGATTTATTTTCTACAACGGTTGTTTCGAAGTTCTCTACGACTCCAAGCTGATAGTTACCTCTAATATGTTCTCTCTTATCACCCTTCACATCAAGATTGTAGTTACCTCCAACGACCATGTCAAAGTCACCATCGACATGTAACTTTAAATTACCATGATAGTGAATATCACCATCACCTTTGACAATGACTTTCTGATCGTTACCGGTAATTTCAATTGTGTTGTACTTCGAATTGATAATGACTGTACCGTCAGGCCGCATATCGATACCTGCACCGGTACGATGCTTAAATAGCAGGCGTTCACGACCCGGTGTATCATCGATTTCAGTGACATGGCCGGTAATCGTTTCACGCACTTGATTATACGGATATTCGCTTGGTGGCATATCGACAATATCAAGATTCATATCGACAGTTGAACCGCCAATAGTCAATTCGTTTTCTCTTAAACCGCGCGCTGCTAAGTTTGTAGATGCTACATTGATATACTCATCACGAGGAAATTTGCCCTGAAGATCTGCATATGGATCTTGTGCACCTTTCTTGATATCTTCAGCATTGACTTCTAAATCAAGTTCAGACATTTTTAAATACCCCTTTTACGGTGTCAAATACTTTATTATTTTTTAGATTATCAAGTTTCAAAGACTGTGCATCCTTCAGAAGTGATGTTGCATTTGTATCGAGAGAAGTAATCTTTCCGACAAGGCTACCACCTAAACCATCGCCTGTAAGTTTATCTGCATCAATGATATTATCTTTCTTTCTCTTGAGATCTTTAAGTGCGTCTGCTTGAGAAACACTGTAATTTTTCTCTGTGACTGAGCTTACAGCTTTGTTCTGTACGTCTGCAACACTTGACACAGAAGGCCTTACATTTGGGTTCTTCTTTGGTATTACAATATTCTGTGGTTTCTTATCTGCAAGTTCAGATGCTGGTGGTACCTCGACCACTTCTCCAGGTGTATCAGGTAATACTGAAGGTTTACGATTGCGTGAGTTAACAAGATCACGAACATTGAAGAAAGGTACTCTCGAAAATTTCTCAGAATCATTGACTTCATTTAGACCAAGTATTTCTGCACCTGGGAAAACATCTAAAAATTCATCGATGAATTGACCTAAAAATTTCATCTGATTTGGTGTAATCTTGTTTCCGGTCTCTGCACTTCCTTCCATAAAGAAATACAGCTGTCCTTTACGAGACGGTTTCCTGCCTTTATCTCTTGGCGTAGGTAAATTTAAAGGATGAACTACCTGTATACATCCAAAGAAATTTTGGTAAAAATGAATCTCAACACCGTAGTTAAGTGGTTCTGCATTTACAGCTGCATCACCAAAATCTCTTAGTGATTGATTTCTTCTTTTAATATGCAACTCTTCAATCATAGGACGTGTACCATCCCAGATATCATGTGTAAAGTGACCAATCACAAGAGCAGTGATTTCTCTTTCAATTGATCTTAGGTCAGCATTAATTGCCTCTTTAGAATTGTAGGCAGAGAATTGATATTGACCACCGTCATTATGAATATCAAGACTGAGTTGAAGAGGTATATCGCCTTTGAGACGTGTAAGTGCACCATTATATCCGTCAGTCGTTCTGCCCGGCTGGGCAATCTTAATTTTGAATTTAGGTGTGTCTTCTTTGTATTCCGTATCAGAAGCCTGTAGCTTTGATTTGTGAGAGATCCCTTTGATATTTGTAGTGCCATTCGAATTTACAATATTCGGTGTGGCTACAATGCTGTTCTGTCTATTAATTACAGTCGCCGCACTAGTGAGCTTTGTAGGAAGTGTAGGAGTCTGATACTGTGGTCCATTTACTGCAAGAGAAACAATTTGAGCTAAGATGTTACCGAAAGAACTGCCGACAGCACCGAACGGATTGATAGAACCAAATGGATTCTTTAACTCACTTGCAATATTACCTGAAGCCTTTGATACATTAAAAGCTGCTTGCTTTGCAACACCACCTTTATTCTCTGTGCGTATTGCAGCACCAGCCTTCGAAGGTATCGGACTTGCATCTTTAAGTGCTTTCTCAATTTTAGCGTCAGACACTCCAATTGCCTTCAGACCCTGTCGCATTCCTTTAATGCTACCTTGAACGATCGTTTCATTCAATACGCCGGTCTGTCTTTTACTTCCACCTGTTACACTGGTCAATTTTGCAGATGCAGAAACAGCACTGACGACATTGCCTTCTTTGATATTTGCACCCATTACTGCAATAGTCGGACCTTCTGATGCAGATCCCTTTGTAGTCGCTGCAGTCAAGGAAGTAAACCCATCTTTCTCTGTACCGATCTTTGCAGATATGACGCTACCTTCGGCACTGACTCTTTCAGTGACCGATATATCAACTTTAGATACTAAGTCCTGTACAGCCAGCGATTTCTTATTGAGTTCTGACTGTATCGCCTGCTTTGGAATTACTTCACTCATACCATTTCCTCAAAGTAATTTCTTGCTTCTTCTTTTCTTTCGTCAGTAGAACCTGGAGCAGGTCTGAGATATGTCTTTTCAAAGATCAATGCAGCATCATCTACTGTTTCTGCTCTCTGTAATTTATTTAGACCGAGGAAAGAATATTTGTATAATTCATATTTAATAAACTGAAGTTGCGCATACATGCTTCTCCAGTTGTAACCGTTCTTTGCACTAAAATCTACGAGTTCAGCGTATCGACTTAAACCACCTTTAATGTTTGCTGCACGATCTGCATCATTCCACTGTGCAATTCCATAAGCACGTGCACCATCTGGTTCTTCTGTTGGATTACGATCAGGATTAAAATCTTTTTCTTTGTTTAAGTTTACACCGTTTTCGACATGTAGATTGCCGAGAATACCGCATGCCTGTTCTGGTGTAAATGAACCACCTTCTGCAGAAATAAAGAAATTAAAAGCCTTTACGGTATTCTTACCACCTGAAAGTAATTCTTTATCTGCTTCAAGTGTAGATATATTCGGCTCAGCTTCAACTTCTCTGTTTCGACTAATCTTTCGATCTGCCTCAATCTTTGGTATCGATCCAATTACAAGAGGTACTTGACTGTTCTGTCCGTCTAGAAAGATTCCGTATACCTGCGCCAGCGGTTTGATACCAACATTTGCACCGATACCTGATGAACCACCTTCTGTGATAGGTGTTACGACATGAGCCCATGGTAACATTTGATTTGGTACATCTTCTGTATTTTCGCCATGCACGCCGAAGATACGAACTCGAATTCTTCCGAGTTGTTCAGGATCGTTGATATCGACTACAATACCAAGAAACCATCTTGTCTCATCACCGTAGTATTCTTGATAAGAATATGGAATCATGCGTTCGATCCTTGAGTGTAGATATCAGAATTGTAGTTTGAAATTTTCGATATCAATAACTTAGTTCTACATTTCTCTTTTGCAAATACGTGACGAGCTGCTACGACTAAATAGTCACCTGACATTTTACGATCGATCTTTTGCCCAGCATGCCCGTGATCTGTAGCTTTAAAGATCACTTTAATGATATTGCCGATTGATTTACTCTCACCGCCAACTATGAAGTCTCTACCATCTACAGTAATTTCCATAGGATTTTTTTCAAGTAAACTCTTCATTGCAAGCGACACTACTTTTCGACCGTGACCACCTTCGTCCGCCTCTTCGGTGTACGCCTTTTGATCTACAAAATTCTTACTTGCATATGCATTATATAATTTTCTAGATCTATATTCAGACACAAGTGTCTCGTCAATAACATGGTCATAGGAAACAATTGGCCGGCTCTGTCTTGTATTCAACTGTTCTGTTTTATCATATACATCTCTATGTACACTAAAATTCTTTTTTATATATCTTCCTGTTGTAATATCAAAGAAGCTGTGTTCTGCACCGACATATCCGTCTTTGATAAGCGAATATGTGTTCTCAAGTTGATCGACATTGTAATCGTATATCTTCATCATACGATTTGGATTATCTACAGTTGCATTGCTCTGCGAATACATGTAAGGAAATTTTTCATTCAACGGCGTTTGAGACAGCATGTTGCCAAGATCAATAAAGAATAAACGATTTGTAGCAAAGTTTGAGAACAGATAGAATGGATATCCTTCGGTTGTAGTCGATCTGTTTCGAATCCATTCCATTGCTTCAAGTGGATCTAAA